CAACAGCAAGAGTCGATGCAGCGCCAAGCGCTGCTGTCCACCGCTGCGGCTTTGCTCCAAGCTGGTGGCCCATCTCCAGTGCCCATCTCACTGGGCCAAGCGCTTGGTGCAGGCTTGCAGGCTGGCACTTCATCCTATGGCAAGGCCCAAGAGGGTGCGATTCAGCAGTTGCTGACCCGGCAGAAGTTGGACGAGTACAAGCGCCAGATGGATCTACAAGAGCGTGTTGCTAAGATCCTTGGTGGCGGTGCTGCCGCCCCATCTGCTGGCGCACCCATCACACCAGAGCAGGCCATTGGTATGCCTGGACTGCCTGCTGGACCAACTGTTCAACGTGCTGAGATGATTGGACAGGTTGCGCCTGCTGCTCCAGCAATTCCAGCAAACGTTATCAAAGCCAATCAGTATCGTCAAATAGCAGACGTTATGGTTGCAAATAACAGGGGTGAAGACGCCAAGCGATATTTGGATATGGCTGAAAACCTTGCGCCTTCATTTGAAGAAACTGTCGGCGAACCATTCAGGGCTGCTGACAACAACTTTTATATACGCACCAAAAGAGGTGGAGTTATACCAATGCAACAACCGTTGGCGGCTAAACCTGTCGGCGCTCCTCAACAAGTAATGGGCGCTGATCGCAAACCAACTCTTGTGCAGATGTATGACGATGGAACCTTCAAGCCCATCACTGGTGTTTCTCCATTGATCCCGCCAGAAAAGATTGACACTGGCGGTGGAATAAGGTTTGAAAATCCTTACGAAATTAAGCCCGGTACGGTGTTTCCAAAGACAATCTCACCTCAAGTGGTTGGCGGTGCAGAGACGGGTTACTACATAGTCGGTGGCGGTGGCGGTGCTGGCCGAGGTGCTGGCCTGGCTGCGCCCATGCCTGCGCCTGCTGGTGCTCCTGGTGCTGTTGCAGCGCCCACCGTACCAGGTGCCGCACCTCGCGCACCTATGGCCCCGGCTGCTGGCGCTGCTGCACCTACTGGCCCCCAGCCCATCATTCCAGGCACTGGCAAAGGGTTTGCCAACGAGAAGGATCTGCGCTCTGAATTCACTGCCCAGATGAAACCTTACGTTGAGCTGGCGCAGGCATTTCGGAAAGTTGAAGCGGCTGCGCTTAATCCATCAGCAGCGGGTGACATTTCCCTGGTCTATGGTTACATGAAGATCCTTGACCCTGGATCAACCGTGATGCAAGGCGAGCAAGCAACTGCGCAAAATGCTGGTGGCGTACCAGATCGAATTCGCGCCACATACAACAAGGCTTTGACTGGAGAGTCCCTTGCAGATAACGTGAGACTTGATTTTTATTCTCAAGCAAGAAATTTGATTGAATCACAACGCCAAATGGCAGCAGATGTTGGTGACAGATACAGGCAGTATGCCGATGCATACAAGCTAGACTCAAACCAGATCGTGTTTGATCCATTCAAGCGCATCAAGACCCCGGCAGAGATTGCTGCTGATGCTGCCAAGGCAACACCTGCTGGAACTACCAAAGCGGCACCTGCGCCTTCATACGTCAATCAATTCAACCTTATCCCGAGGCCCAAATAATGGCTACGCAACTACCAAACATTGAGCGCGTGCAAGAAAACGTGCGCAGAATGCAGGCTCAGAATGCAACTCAGGCCGATGTTGTCGGATACCTCAAGACTGAGGGTTACACCCCGACCAGGTTTGAGGCAGCAGTTGCGAGCGCAAAAAAGGTTGGCGGGCCACCTGTTGAAGCTGGCTTTGGCCGGTCTTTGCTTCAAGGCTTGACGTTCAACACGGCTGATGAGATTGAGGCTGCAATGCGCGCCTTAATGTCAAAAGGCATGAGTGCTTTTGATGCCCAGCAGACCATGAGTGGTTTGGTTACTGGGCAAAAGCCACAGTCGCAGTACGAGAAAGAGTTATCCAGAGTCCGCGCTGGCATCAAGCAGTATGAGGAACAGTACCCTGGCCGTGCATTCACTGGTGAGCTTATGGGTGGCCTGCTGCCTACGGCTGCGGCCCTGATCGCGGCCCCATTCACTGGCGGTGCTACGGCCCCAGCAGCAGCAGCCGGTGCAGCTCGCACTGTTGCTGCTTTGCCAACTCTGGGCCAGACAATGGCTCGAGGTCTGGGCTATGGCGCGGCGTCAGGTGCGGCTGCCGGTGCTGGCGGTGCTACTGGTGGACTTGAGAGCAGGGTCATGGGTGGTGCAATTGGTGGTACTGCTGGTGCTGTCCTGGGCGGTGCTGCTCCAGCAGTCACTGGTGCAGTCGGTGCTGGTGGCCGTAAAGTGCTTGAGGCAACTGGTCTGATGCAAGCGCCAGACGCTGCCACCAAGGCGCGTGAACTGATTGCCAAGAAGTTGGCCCAAGAGGGTATATCACCAGAAGAACTGGCGGCACGCCAGGCTGCTGTGGTGCGGACCCTGGGGGCCAGGGACGAGACGCTGGCAGACATTGGCGGTGAGTCAATGCGCAGACTGGCACGTGGATCGATGGCGATTCCCAATGCTGCGCAGACAGATGTGCGCCAGATGCTGACAGAGCGTGCCATTGGCGCCGGTCCTCGAATCACTCAAGACATTACCGACCTCACGGCCATTGGTGCGCGTGACATTGGTGATGTGGCTGAAGAGATCATCCAGCGCAGAAGAGATGCGGCTGCACCTTTGTACAAGCAAGCATTTGAGGCCGGTGAGGTTTACTCTCCAAGAATTGACGAGCTGCTTGCAAAGTCAAAGGACATAAAGACCGCCATTGAAGTTGCTCGCGGCCTACCCCAGTTTGCTGACTTACCTGCCAACTCAATGTTGCTGCTGGACAAGGCTTACAAGTATGTGGGAGACATGGCAAACGAGGCCAGGAAAGCTGGCAAGGGAAGTCGAGCAAATGATCTGGACACTTTGCGCAATGACTTGCTTGATGCCATTGCCAACAAAGAAACCGGCATCCCAGTCTATCGTGAGGCGGTGAATACATTTGCCAGCGAGTCGCTGCTCAAAGACGCGCTCGAGCTGGGTGCAAAGAACTTCTTGCGCAAGACACCGGCAGAGATCAACCGCGAGATTAAGAAATTCCCAGGAGACGCAGAGCAGCAGATGTATCGCCTGGGTGCGGTGCAGTCAGTGCGTGACGAGATCTATGGGATGCGCGAGACGGGCAACATCGCTGACAAATTCCTCAACTCGCGTGAGATGCGGGACCGTATGCGTACAGTCTTTAACTCTCAAGGCGAATACGAGACGTTCATCAAGAACCTGGAGCGTGAGCGCCAGATGGCCGTCACCAGGGCACGCATTGAGGGTGGCTCGCCAACTGCGCCGATCCAGCAAGACATTGCTGAGTTGCAAGCTCAATCGCCATCAGAGATGCTGCGAGCTGGCGCTCAAATGGCCGGTGGAGACTTAATGGGTGGCGCTACCAACTTGATGCGCCAGCTCGCACCTCGCCTTCAAGGCATGAATGAGAATGTGGCAGAGCAAGTGTCGCGCAGCGTGCTTGATCCAAGATTCACCCAACAGCAAGAATTCTTGTTGGGTTTAACTCCACTCATGGACCAACTACGCAGACAGGCGCTGCAACAGCAGACCCGTGCTGTTGGCACGTCCACAAGCGCAGGTCAGATGGTCCCAGGCTTACTCGCAGATTGAGGTGAAATGATGGCGACTGGTCTACTGGATTACCTCGAGGCAATTGGTGAGACAGGTGCAACCTTGGGAAGCGGTGCCGCTGCCACATTGGCCGGTATTCCTTACGGCATCATGCAAAACATCAGGTCAGGTAAGTACGGCACAAAGGAAGGCGTCAAGCTGGCCGACAAGGCCACTCAAGACTTCATCAAGCAGTACACCTATGCACCTCGCGGCCAGATGGCCCAGAACGCGCTGCAAAGCGTTGCTGGCCTGCTTGAATCCACCAAGCTGCCACCAGTATTGCCAGAGGCCGGGTTGCTGGCCGCGATCCCCAAGGGCACGTATGCCTCACAGTTTGAGCGTGCCGGTATGGCAGCAGAGCGTGCCATGGAACCAGTTGCGGCCAACGTGATGGCGCGGGGCGGTCTGCCTGCTCAGTTGTTGCAGGATCTGACGCAGGGGACCGTGAGAAATGTTTATCTGCCAAATACACCAAAAAAGCCAAACCCATTGGTTGGAACTCGATATCAGACTGAGCAGTTGCCTGGCATTGTGCCGAGACGGCCAGTTGACTATGAGCAGATGCGTGGCGGCAGCATCTTCACTTACCCAACTGATCAACTAAGTCGCAATGTCAAAGTCACCAATGTCAGCGACATACCACTTGGGAACAACTCATTCGTCACCCCAGGCGGGTTGATGTACATGATGGATGAGAACAACATTGCAAAATTTATTGGCTATGCATCCAATGAGGCAGCAGCCAGATCGCAAAACAATCGAGCTTTGCAGGCCATAGAAGAAAACCTAAAGATGGGCGGCACTGGGCGGGTGTTTATGGCCCCGCACACAATGCCTAAAGGTGGTGAGAACTTCTCAACAGGTCCAACGCTTGGCCTTTTGTCATTGATTGATGCGACAAACCCAAGTCCTAAATTACTGGATCAAATATCGGATCAGATGAGAGCAATGACCGTGAAGGGTACGCCTGGAAAATACAAAGACTTTGTCGGCTTGAATGACCCGATGGCGCGTTTGCAATTACTGACCGGGGAAGGATTGGATGTTGGCAGCCCTGGAGACTTACGTAAAGTATTTGTGGACAAGATGAGCAACGTGGCGGCAGAAAAGGGTCTTGGATTTAACTACGCCGATCTGCAAAACGCAATGCTTGATCCCAATGTGATGAACAAGCAGCCATTTTTGATGGGTGACTCAATCTTTGAGGCATTGCCAAAGCTGGGTATTTCACCAGGCACTCATGGCGCTTATGGCTATAACATTCCTGGCGTATTCTTGGGCAACACCAGGGGCGCACCAATCAGCGAATTTATGCAGCCCGTGTACAACCAGATTTTGCCAACGCAAATGAATAAGCCAGGCCCAAGTTATCAAAAGGCATCTCTTGAAGATCTGTTCACTCAGATCCAACTTCCAGGCGATATCCCAGTTGGCCGAGCATATGCAGATCCGAACCAATTAACTCGCGGCAAGCTGTCCACTGCTGGAGAGAATATTTCCCTGTTTATGGATGACAAAGAGATCAAGCGACTCAAGACTCTTCTTGGGGACTAGTCACCATGATGATGTAATGCTGGAGAGCGCGGATGGCCTCCTCAGCAATAGCTTGCTGCTCTGCGCCATCCATATTGCCAATAACGGCATCAGGCTGAATGTCGATGTTGATACCAAAATCAGGTATCAGTTGCACGTCTAAAACAATTTTCACTTCACTTCTCCAAAGAACGCAGCCACCAGAGGATCGCGTCTGATCTTCACTTTACGGCCTCGATCACGCGCCTGTCTGAAGGCTTTGTCATCGAGGGACTCTTTACGCCGCCACTTGCGCACTCTGTCGTTGACGCTACTGGGCAAAGGCTTGATGGCATCAATGCCAATGCCGTACCTGTAAACCGCCACCGGGATGCCCCTGACCTCTGACCGGGTCCACTCTTGTATGTGGACCAGGTGCTGACGGCGCAGCCGGTTGATCAGCAGCCTGGCAGACCTGTCGGTGCAATGGATCGTCTCAGCCACCTCCGCTGATGTCAGGCCAATGTCGGTGATGGCCTTGATCAAGCGGGGGAGCTGGGCAGACTTCATTTGGCAGCGGCAATGACTTCAAGCTCAAGGTCTTTGACCCTCTCGCGCAAGAGCTGCATCTCCTGGTCCATGTCCCGGTACTTGCGCTCCAGGCGCTCGCGGGTGAATGTCTCGCCATGAACGTATCCGATCAGCGTGCCGTTGGTGATGGCCTTCCTGATGATCTGCTCATACTCATGCCTGCTGAACATCACCCCTGCAGTGCCGCCAGGGGCACGCATCTTGTTGACCTCGAGGTCGATCTGTTGTTGCATTGTTTCGCTCATTTTTCCCTCGCCTTCAGCATTGCGTCTGCCATCTTGTATGCCCACCATGAAACTTCACCATCTTCAATCATTGGTCGAACATTAGGGGCCGTTATAAGTGATTGCATCGCCTTTGCCGCAAAGTAGTCACGCAAACTCATGCCTGCATCTGATGAACTGGGGACGCAACCCAACTGGGCTGCCATATCTGGGTGCACGGGAAACGCTGGCCCACCTGTATCTTTGTTGCTCATGCTCAAACCCTCCAGACCAAGCAATCGAGCGCCACCACAATCAGGCCAACGAGGCTGATCACGCGAATAATCTTCTCAGCGGTGCTGCACTCATGGACGTGGATCTCGATGGCCGCGCCATTCTCGAGCGAGTTGGGGAAGGCCTCTGTAAAGGTCCTGGGGAACTTGCGGGTTGTTTCATTTGCCATGATTTCATTCCTTGTTTGTATATTGATCACATTACACCTCTCATTTCCCAGCCAGCTAAAAAGTAATTCCATCTACCTTGCATGGCGGGGTTCGTGTACTTGTCACCAGTCATGGCTAGGTCGGCATCTGTATAGCCTTTAGAGGCCATCAGTGCGTGGAATACTTTTCGTGCTTTCATGTGTTCTCCTTTTGTTATTGCGGTTTTTTATCTTCATCAAACGACATATCTGGTGGGTGCGGTATGTCATCGTGAACAATTACCCCAAACTCATCTGCAAGAAGTAGTTTTTTGCAAATTAAACAGTAATATCCTTTATCCATTTTTATCCTTTTTAATTGGTTCACTCACAATGCGTCCACAAATCTTGCAGTCTCTGTGGAAGTAGCCGTTGTAAATCCAACCACTACGCGCCCCAAGGTGGCCTGT